AAATCCAAAGATTAGTCCTTGGGTTGAGCTTGATGCACAAAATACAATCTGTATTAAAATTAATGAAGAAATGTTAGAAACATTCCCACCATTCGCAGGTTCATTTGATGCGATATTCGATATTGAAGCATTTAAACAACTTCGTAAGGATAAAGAAGAAATTGGAAACTATATGCTAATTACGCAAGAACTACCAATGAGGGAAAATTCAGATAATAACAACGACTTCTTAATGGATAGAGATATGTTTATGTATTTCCACAACATGGTGGCAGATACAGTTCCAGATAATGTCGGTGTTGTAACATCTCCTATGAAACTAGATACAGTTAGGTTTGACAAAGATAAAGCAGATAGTGATGGAGTTGCAAAGGCAGAACGTGATTTCTGGTCTGGTAACGGTACATCACAGCTACTATTTAATGCAGACAAATCTACTTCACAAGGTTTACTAATGTCAATCAAGACAGACGAAGAAATTGTTTTCGGAGTTCTTACACAGATTGAACGTTGGGTAAATAGATTCTTAAAGTTCCAGTTCAAGGATTTAATGTTTAATGTCAGCATACTACACGTAACACACTTTAATAGAAAAGAAATGTTCGATATGTATTTCCAAGCAGGTCAATTCGGTATACCTGTAAAGAATCATATTAGTGCTGTTGTTGGATTTAGTCCAATTGAAACTATGAATATGGCATACTTAGAAAATGACCTACTAAAAATGCACGAAGAGTTCATCCCACTTATGAGTAGTCATACAATGGGTGCAGATGAAATCGCAAATGTAGGTAATAAAGACGGTAGACCTAAAAAAGAAGCAAGTGATGTTTCGGATGAAACAGCGAGAAGGCAAGACAAGCCTAACGCTTAAAGGAGTTGATTGAATGGCGAAAAGGAAAACTCACGAAGAATTTATCGAAGATGTATTCAATATATTTGGTGACGAATATACGATTTTAAATACATACAAATCATTCAAAGATAAAATTTTAGTAAGACACAACCCATGTGGTCGTGAACACTCCATTCGACCAGACAACTTTTTATTAGGTAAGAAATGTATTAAGTGCTATGGGAAGTCGAGAAGAAAATCTCATAATGAATTTGTTGCAGAAGTTAATGAGTTAGGTGAAGGAAGTTATGAGGTTGTTAGTGAGTATGTAAAAGATAATGAAAAAGTTATCATTAAACATATTCCTTGTGGCAACGAGTACGATGTGAAACCTACGAAATTTCTTCAAGGTCAGAGATGCCCTAAGTGCAAAAAATCAAAAGGTGAAGTAGCAATTTCCAAAATACTAGACAATAATAGTATAAAATACAAAGAGCAATATAGATTTTCAGATTGCAGAAACAAATTCCCATTACCTTTCGATTTTGCCATTTTAGATAAAAACGATTCCGTTAAGATGTTAATAGAATTTCAAGGAATACAGCATTATCAACCTATCGGATTTCTAGGTGGCGAAGAAAGATTTAATTATACAAAAAACAATGATTTAATTAAATTTAATTACTGCGAAAATAAAAATATTCCTCTATTAATCATTTCTTATAAAGATTTTGATATATTACAGGATATTATAAATTCAGCTTTAAAGGAGGTGAGAAAAGAATAATGGGAAATAAGAAATTACTAGACTTCGAAGCGAGTATTAGTGATGTTAAGCAAATTAACCCTCTTTTCTCTACCTGTAAAGTGCGTGTCCTTTACACAGGTAAGAATCGCAATATGTCGATTATTACTAAGGATGCAGTTGAAAAAGCACTTCCAACTTTAAAGAATATCCCTATCGTTGGTGAGTATTCTGTTGAAGCCAAGGATTACAAAGGTCATGGTGGAGCAATTGATTTAGATTCATACGACTTCATTCATACCACAAAACCTTATGGTGTAGTTCCAGAATCAGCTACCTACGAATGGGAAGAAGTTAGAGGAAGAGAATACCTAACAATCAATGGTTGTTATTTATGGACAGGAAGATATGAAGAAGCTTACAGCGTTGTAGAAAAAGGCAAAGGTCAATCAATGGAGATTGAAGTCACAGATGGTAGATGGGATGAAGAAGAAGAAGCTTATCGAATTGATAACTTCATTTTCTCTGCATTATGTATTTTAGGTGATGACGTTGAGCCTGCTTTTGAAGATGCTAATATTACAGCTTATTCATTAGATAAAGATTCATTCAAGCAAGAATTTTCTAGCATGTTAAGTGAATTGAAATCTACCCTATCACAAGAGAAGGAGGTTAATGGAATGTTAAAAGAATTACTAGAAAAATACTCTCTTACAGTTGAAGATTTAACAGCTAAAGGAATTGATTTCAATGAAATTTCAGAAGATGAGCTAGAAGCTAAAATCGTTGAAGTTTTCGAAATCGAAGCTAATCCACAACCAGAAGGTGAAGGAGATGGCGAACAAAATCCAGAAGGTGATGGCGAAGGTCAAGAGCCAGAAGGACAAGAAGAACCAGAAGCTAATCCAGAAGGCGAAGGAGATACTGACCCAGAAGGTGGCAACGACCCAGAACAAGACCTAGACAACCAAGAAGGTCAAGTAGATGTGGAAGCTCTACAATCTCGTATTCAAGATTTAGAAACTGAAAATCATTCTTTAACTACTAAAGTTCAAACTTTAGAAACAGAAATTGAAGGTTTACGTCAGTTCAAATTAGATGTTGAGAAAGCAGACCACGAAGCAAAAGTTGCTACAATGTTCTCAAACTTCCAACTATCAGAAGAAGATGTTGAAGGTTTAGATATTCACGCATTCTCTCTAGATGAAATTGAAGAAAAATGCTATGCAATCTTAGGTAAAAAATTAGCTAAGAATAAAAATTTCTCAAAGCAATCTAAAGATGAAGGTATTAAATTACCAATCAATAACAAAGACGAGGACAGTCAACCAGAAAATCCATATGGTGACTTGTTCGAAAAATACAATAAATAATTATTTATTTTAGGAGGAAAAAAATAATGGCTAAAGAAATTAAAATTGTTCGTAAAGACAAATTGTTAGCAGGTTACCACGGTAACTTAGAATCTGTTATCGTTCATGACGGTGCAGGTAAACCAGTTGAAACTTCAAACGGTGTATTCGTAGTTGTAGAAGGATTAATGGGTGGTTCTCATCCAAGAGAAGTCAAGTATGCTCGTTTAGCAACAGAAGCAGACAAAGCAGAAGACGTTCTATTTATCCACAATTCAGAGGTAATGTATGACGAAAGACTTTCTAAATTAGAAGACTTCGTAATTCCAGCAGGTAAAGTTGCACGTGCTTACCGTTTATATGATGGTGACATTGTCACTCTAACTGTTGACCTATATGAAGGTGCAGTTGCAGTTGGTGACGTATTAACTGTTGTTGCTGACGGTAAAATCGGTGTTCCTGCTGATGAAACAGGTGCAAAGGTTGTATTCACAGTAATTGAAGATTCTGGAAACGAGTTACACGAAACAGCAAAAGCTTACGCTGTTCAAGTTGCTCGCAACTAATTGAAAGACTAATTAAGGAGGAAATATATAATGGAAAAGATTATTAAATTAGCTGTTGACTTAGCTAAAGGTAAAGTACAAAACTTCTCAAATGACGAAGCTAATACAACTCTTCGTAAAGCATTTGCAGACTTAATGAATTTCACAGAAGGTAACGGTAAAATCGACCGTAAAGCATTCCGTAGAAATAAAACTGAAATCTTCGAAATTCTTGAAGTAGTAATTAACGAAACTCTTCATGAAGGTTTAGAAAACCAATTCCAAGATTTCGCTGAATATCGCAACTTAGCATGGGGTGACGAAAACAAGTTCGTAGTTCCTGCTAACAACATCTTCCGAGTAGCATTGATTTCTGATGGTAACTCTAACCTACGTAGACAAAGATTACGTGACGGTAGCGAGTTCTCTGTAAGCTTAGATACTTATGGTATCAAAGTTGGAGAAGACTTCCACCGTTTCTTAGCAGGTCGTGTAGATTGGGTTGACTTCGTAAACGGAATCGCTGAATCATTCAAGCGTGACCTAACTCAACGTATCTTTGATGCAGTTATGAACAGTTACGGTGAATATGGTTCTACATACCACAAAACTTTCACAGAACAAGATTCTCTGAAAGCTAATGACATTGTTGAAATGGCAATGCACATTGAAGCACGTACAGGTGAAAAAGTTGCAATTCATGGTACTAAGTTAGCTCTTTCTAACTTGCCACAAGAGAATGTAACAGAAGCAGTACAAAATGCTATCAACGAATCTGGTTACTACGGTAAAATCAAAGGTATCCCTATGTACGAGGTTGCTCAATCTCATAAATACGGTTCTGATGAATTTGCTATTGATAACAACTTCGTTCTTTTACTACCAACTAACAAAGACAAAATGGTTAAGGTTGTAAACGAAGGGGATGCAATCATCCAAGATATTAACGGTGGTCAAACTGCTGACATGATGCAAGAATACTTCATTGCTAACAAATTCGGTATCTCTGTAATTTGTACAAAAGTATTCGGCTTCATCAAATTCTAATCTTAGATTAGTAGATTTAAAATATAGTAGGTTGAGGGGATTTCCCCTCTCCTACATTATACTATAATCAATTTGAAAAATCAAGAGAAAAAGGGGATATTTAACAATGACAAATAAAAAGCTTACTAAAAAAGAACTAATTGAAATTTTGGTAAACGATTACGGTTATGAAAAAGAAGACTTGAAAGATGCAGAGGGTAAACCTCTTACAAATGCAAAACTTGAAGCTCTTATTAAGCAAGAAGAAAAAGATGCAAAACAGGCAGAATTTGAAGAAACAATCGTACCTGCTGAACAATATGTCGAAATTAAAGATGAAGACATGATTCAAGTTATGAATGGAGAGCAAGGCGAATTAATTCACCGTTCCAATCGTACAGGTCGTATGTGGAAATTTACTAAATTCGGTCAAGTTGACAAAATGCCTTTTATTGAGCTTTTAAATATTCAAAACAGAAATCCAAGATGTTTTGATGAAGGTCGTTTAATCATCCTTAACCAAAAAGTTGTTGAACAATTTGGATTAGGAGATATTTATAAAAATATTATCACTCCACAAAACCTAGATGACCTATTTACTAAAGATGTAGAAGAAGTTGAAGAAGCTGTTAAAAACTTGCCACAAAGTATGAAAGCTACTTTCTTTGCACGTGCAAAAGAACTATATGCACAAGGTAAATTGGACAGTATCAGATTGAAAAATGCAATTGAAAAAGAGTTTAAAATATCAATCGAAGATAACGCTCCACTTGATGATATTGCAATTTCGTTTGAGCCATTCGGTCAATAATAGGGGAGTGTTGAGATATGACAAAACTATCAGATATTTATGATGTTTTCTTGTCAAAAATCTCCGATTACAATTTAGTAGCTTTAGGACAGGAAGAAGTTGACGAGGAATTACTTGGATACTTTAAATCTGCTAGAGCAAAATTCTACAAATGCAAAAAAGATACTACATTAACAGAAGATGAAACAGCTATCGTAGATGAATTAAATCCTTATGAAATAGAAGTATTCGTTAAATTGATGTTGGTTGAATACATGACACCAATCATGCTATCGAGTGAAGTTGTTAAACAAGGATTGAGCGATAAAGACTTCAAAATCTACTCACAAGCTAATCAGCTTCGTGAATTAAATCTTCTATACAGATTGCTTAAAAGGGAAGCAAATAAGATGATTACAGAATACTCTTACATTGGGATGACAGACGAATGATTGAAAACAAAGAAAAATTAATCACGTATCTAAATTCAGTTGTAAATAGTGTATTCAAAATCTTACCCCTTTATGAAGAAGATAATGTAGGCATTGAAACTTATGTAGAATCGTTACTATTTGAATTGTATGGTCTTGATAAGGTTGTAGATGTGAAGAACAGCTATGAATACATTTCATTGCTTTCAACTTTAGAATCAGTCAAGGTTGAGGTTACAAGAAAAGAAAGTAAAAAATCAGTTGTTAAAAGAGAGATATTCAAGTGCATTAATATCATCAAGAATATGGTAACTAAGCTTGAAGAAGGTGAGTAACTATGAGTAATCACTTTGAAAAATACAAGCGTAGAGTAC